CCGGCTCCGGCTCCGGCTCCGGCTCCGGCTACGGCTCCGGCGACGGCTCCGGCGACGGCTACGGCTCCGGCTCCGGCGACGGCGACGGCTCCGGCTACGGCTCCGGCTCCGGCTCCGGCTCCGGCTACGGCTCCGGCTACGGCTCCGGCTCCGGCGACGGCGACGGCTACGGCTCCGGCTCCGGCTCCGGCTACGGCTACGGCTCCGGCGACGGCTCCGGCTCCGGCTCCGGCTCCGGCTACGGCTCCGGCGACGGCTACGGCTACGGCTCCGGCTCCGGCTCCGGCTCCGGCTCCGGCTACGGCTACGGCTCCGGCTCCGGCGACGGCTCCGGCTCCGGCTACGGCTCCGGCGATTGATCCACCAGGGGCCTAGTGCCCCTAACCCAGGACTCCCATGCACCTGCTCTACCTGATCCACCGCGATGACGCACTCAACGCCGCCTGGGAGGCCTCCCAGGCGGGAGTGCCGATGACTTGGCTGGAGGCTGCATGACCGCGACCATGACCGCACAAGAAGCCGCAGCAAGGATCAGAGAGGCGCTGGAGATGCTTGCTCAAAGAATCGAAAGGGCGGCGGGTCATCGCACCCTAGCCATTTCAGCTGAAGCAGCAGACGCTATCCGCGCTCTTCTGGCAGAGAGGGACGAGATGGCCAAGGATGCGGCGCGGCTGCAAGCACGGCTCGATGCGCTGGACAACCTTCCGGCCGAGGACTTCATCCGCAAGGTCGCGCGCCAGATGGGGTGCAAACCCGCACCTGGCGCCGGAGAGCCGCTGGCCGCCGATATGGTGCTTGTGCCGAGGGAGCCGACGAGCGAGATGCTGCACCGCGCCATGAAGGACTGCGGAGGCATCGGAGGTGGCTCCAACCCAGCATCCGAACTTGGCGTAAATGATCCTCTGATGCCCCAGGCCGTCGCTCTCGTGGCGGAACATCGCAGAGCTTCAATCTCGCTGGTGCAGCGCTACCTGCGCATCGGCTACAACCGCGCAGCCTACATGCTCGAAGCGATGGAGAAACAAGGCATCGTGCGCGTCAATCCAACGCCGGGCGGCTCGCAGTACCTGATAGTGAAGGACACCCCGCAATGACCCCCACACCATCCCCAAGTCGGGCTCCGCAGGCCCTGGCGGTGAGCCTCGAAGATTGGCGCGTTGATGAAATCGCGCACAAGCACGGCGACTACGACGTGCGGAACGTTTGCTTCTCGTTCAGCGCCGACAACCAGTGCCGGTATCACCTGTACGACTTTGTGCAAGAATGCATCTCAGCCGCCCTCGCCGCAACCCCTGCACCCGCTCCACAAGTAGTAGCGGAGCCGGTGGGCGAGATCGTTGGCACGGAGAAGCGAGGGTTCGCGCTCATGACGCTGGTCAGGTGGGAGCCGGGCTTCAACCGAAACAAGATCGGCACGCTGCTCTACGCTCACCCCGCTGAGTCGGACGCTGCCCGCACTGCTCTCCGTGCAGCCTTGGAGGCCAAGCCATGACCTCCTACGAACCATGCATGTGCGGAGCCGAGGACTGCGAGGCGTGTTTCCCCGTCAACCGTCCGACGATGGCAAACGCCCGAAGGGGCTACGACTGGTACCCAGACGATTACGACCCAGGGCCTGATGACCCCGATCCAGACCAGGAAGACTAAAGGCCCCTCGGGGCCTTTTCCTATTCCCCCTCGTCCCTCATCCACCGCCGAACCGATGACCTCACGTCCGAGTCGTAGGCCGTGACCTTGACCCAACCTCCAGCCTTGAGAATGTTGGAGATCCGCATCTGGCTGGAACGGTTCTGCTCGTTCATGCTCAGTTTGAGGTCTTCCATGATGCCCGGAATAGTGACCTGGGAATGATTGGCGATGATGATCCGCACCCTCGCCTCCCACGGGTCGCCGACGTAGCGCTGCTTCTGCTGGCGCTCGGTCTCCTTGGTGGGCATCTCCCACCAGGTGTCACCGCGGTTGAAGCAGTGCATGGCCTCCGCGATCAACTGGCGGCGGTTGTCCCGGGCCAGATCAAGCCGGATGTCGCCGCACTTGATGGGCCAGCCGTGGCGGAACCCCGTGGAGTCCATGTTGTAGTCGTCCTGGTTGGTCGAGCCGGCCAGAATGGAGGAGCGCGGATGGTCCTCGGCGTGACGTCCGTACGGCGGCCGGTAGCGGTCGCTGGCCGTTCGCAACGTCCTCTTGACGGAGTTCTCATCCGCCTTGCTGAACGACTGCAACTCGGCCACCTCGATGACCCACTTGCCGGCGAGCGTAATGGCGAAGTCATTGGAGTCCGGCGCCGCGGACATGATGGCGTACCAGCGGCCTCCGATGACCTCCAGCAAGGTGGACTTGCTCTTGCCCTGCTTCCCCTCCAGGATGACCATCGTGTCGAGCTTGCAGCCGGGCTTGAGGGCACGTGCGGCCAGGCCGATCCAGAAGTTGCGCCCCGCCGCGCGCGCGTAGTCGCTGTCGGGCGTGCCGGCGCAGTCAACGAAGAAGTGTTCGATGCGGCTGACCCCATCCCACGGCTCGATCTGGCCCAGGAACTCCAGCAACTCGTTCTTGACGTTGCGGTAGGCGTGCTCAACGATCGCTTGGTGCACGATGTCGCGCGACACTTTGGCCATACCGTAGGCTCGCTGCAACTCGATGGTGATGCGGATGTCGTCCGGGTCAGTCCAGTCGCGGGTCTCTTGGCGGTCTGCAGCGTGGGTACGAATCCGGCTCAAGAAGCTGTCGTACCACACCATGTCTTTGTAGAAGCGCCCCAGGATCAGGGAGACGTTGGAGACGTTGGGAACAGGCTTGCCGGCGACCATGTCGAGCCCCGCATCCGTCCACCCCTGATTGCCCATGCGCGTGGTCGTGTCGTCGCGTCGGGCCTTATCGAGCATGTCCAGCGCTTCCTCCTTGAGGTGCACTGGCATGTTGGTCGGGATGACCATCGACTCGCCGAAGGGATCTCTGATCTCCCCGTCGTCATCGGTCTGGACACGCTGGAGCCCACGCACGGGCTCAGGCAGCGGGATCGGACGGTCCATGAACAGGTCGAACCGGTAGTCCTCGTAGAGCCGCTTGGCGTCCGCGGCCGTCCACTCCTGCTCGTCTGACAGCGTCCAGCCGTCAGGCATGTGCGAGACCTTGATCTCCTCCAGGCTGAAGCCCAGGCGGTCAAGCTCGCCCGAGACCATGTCCATCTCGTGCTGGGCCACGGGGTCATTGGACGGCAGCAGGATCGCGCTCAGGTTCTCCCGAGCCTTGAGCGCTGCCCAATTGGCCTGCTCCGACCGCTCGCCCGTCCAGGTGACGACTACGCAGCCGGGGAACAGGTTGCGCGCGAGTTCAGCATTGCGCACTGAGTCAACGACCAGTAGCGGAGCGTGGCCAACCTTGATCGCACGGTACAACTCGTAGACATCGCGAGGGTTGTTCGCTGCTCGAACAATGGGCGCCTCCTCAGCGTCGTAACCCGCGAGCCACTCGTCATTTTCTTGGTGGCTGATAGCCATTGATCGCTCGGGTTAGATCGTCTACTGAAGACGCGACGGTGGCGATGCCGCCGGCCTGGTTGATGGCCGCCACGAATTGCTGCTGTAGCTTCCATCGCTCGAATTGCTTGCCGGACTTGGGAGGTCGCCAGTCGGAGCCCTTGACCTCGCAGGCGGTGATGATGGCCACCGTTGCGCCCACCATCTCAGGCGTGATGACCTTCTCGCACCATCCGAGCAGGTCAGCGCCACCCTTGCCGCCCACGCCGTAGTGCACCCAACGGCCGGTCTCGTCTTGGTAGGCGCCGATGTTGTTGCGCAGAAGGCGCGCGCCGGCCTTGGGGGCTTCCATCTGGATGTCGCGCTGGATCTCTGATTCGGCGGTCATGCGTGCCTTCGATTAAATATTTTCCACGCCCACCCAGGCTTGTACCCGCGCTCCTTGGCGAGCGTCATCAACTCCGGCAGGGTCTTGGCCATCCCCTGCTCCTGGCGCTTCTTGATGGCCGCCTGACGCTCTGCCAGGGCCACCTCTTCCAACTCGCCCTCCTCGGCCTGCACCTCGCGCGCCTCGATGGGCCACTCCCACTTGCAGTAGGGGCAGATCATGGTGCCAGAGCGGGCAGCCGCGTAGCAGCCACCACAGGTGCGCACCGACATCTCGCCCGCCTTCTTCTTGGCCTTGCCGGTGGCCTCCTCGCCCAGGCTCCACTCGTGCACCTCGTCGGGGTAGCCGTGCCTGCCCGCGTTGCCCGCGTGGTCTAGGATGATGGCGTGGGTTTTTCCCGGGTGTCGACGAAGTGCGCGCCCGACCTGCTGGAGGTAGAGCGAGAGTGAAGCTGTCGGACGCAGAAGGATGGCGACCTCGATGGCGGGGATGTCGAACCCCTCGGAGATGAGGTCGCAGGAGGTGAGGACTTTGATGTCGCCTCGGGAGAAGGCAGCGATGAGCCCCTTCCGCTCCTTGCGATCCATGCCCCCATCGATGCGGGCCGCCTTGACGCCACGCGCCTCGAATTCCAGAGCGACAGCCGCAGCGTGATCCAGAGACACGCAGAACGCCACCGCTCGCTTACCAGCTCCACGCTTAAGGTAGTGATCGACGGCATTGCCCGTGATCGATGGTTTGTCCATGGCATTTTTCATGTCCTCCCGGTTGAAGTCGCCCATCCTCATGCGCATCTTGGCGATGGCAATGGGCGGGCAATAGAGCACGTAGTCAGACAGCCGCTCGCGTGCGATCAGGTCGGCAACAGACAGGCCGAGAACCATGTGGGCGAAGTGCCCGCGCAGGGGTTTGCCGTCGAGCCGGATGGGGGTTGCCGTAACGCCCAGGACGTAGCACGTGGCGAAGTGAGCGAGGATGCGGCTCCACGTTGACCCCTGGCTCGCGTGGTGAGCCTCATCGAGGATCAACATGTCGGGAAGCGGGTAGTCCTGCATCCGGTTCACGAGCGTGAAGACGGAGCAGACCATCACCGGCTTGTAGGTCGAAGGCCGACCCGAGGCAACGAATCCATGCTCCACACCGAAGCTGGTCAGAGACGCGCTGACCTGATCCATAAGCTCCTCGCGGTGCACGAGGATGTAGACGCTCTTGCCCCGCTTGGCGATGGAGTTTGCGAGGTAGGAAAAGCACACCGTCTTGCCCGATCCGGTCGGGCTGACAAGGAGGACGTTCTTGAACTGCTGGAACGCAGCCCGAAGCTCGCCGATCATGTCTTGCTGGTCGGGGTAGAGCTGCATGGCTCAGTGCGTCTTGCGAGCCTTGAGGTCGTATTCCTTGCTCAGCTTGAGCTTGCCACCCGACAGCCGCTCCAGGTCGTACTGCTTGTCCTTGGGCACCTCCGTCCACTGGCTGACGGCTCCTGCCGTGATCTTGAGGGCGTCGGCGAGCGCGGTCGTGCCACCGGCCCAGTCGATTGCTTCTTGCTTGGTCATCTGTGTAGGCTCCTAATGGCTCACAGTGTAGCCGCCTAAATTATTTTGCGCTACAGGCTTGCGAGGATTATTTAGTTGGCTATACTGGCAACGTCGCAACAAAGGAGGCTACATGCCGATCACCCCCGTTCCGGTGGCAACCGCCAAGACCCGGATTTACCTCGTGTCCGATGGCGTCTCGAACGACCGTCTGATCCGAGCCAAGACCAGCGCAGGCGCCCTCAAGCACGCCGCGTCGGTGTTCACCGTCAAAGCGGCCTCGCAAGACGACCTCGTGGAGGCCCTGGGGGCTGGCGTGACGGTCGAGACGGCGGGCCAGGAGTCCGAAGAATGAAACCCATCGTCATCCAACGCTGCGCCAATGGCGTGATCCTGTCGCCCATGCAGCAAGCCGGCGAGCCGGCACCGCTGCCGACCGAGATCTTCGTCTTCACGGACGGCCATGACCACCAACTGGTCGAGCACCTGAAGGCCGCGATCAAGCCCATCACGCACGTTGACCTCAACCACGTCAAGGCCGCGCTCGACATCGACACCCTGCCGCCCATCCCGGGCGTCGGCGACCAGCTGCCGTAACGCAGCGGCTTGGCCCGCACATGGGGCCTTGCCAGTGCGCTAAGAAACAGCGACTCAACCAAGGAGAATGAGATGATCAAATCAGGTACGAGCAAAGTCTGGATCACGAGCCGATGGCTCTCACCTAGCGATGTTCTGGAGAAGGATGGACAGGGCATTTGCGACACTTCCGGCGTGATGCTGGCCAACCATGACATGTCAGCCTCGGGCTGGGTCTACATCGGTGAGGCCAACGTGGCATTCAAGTTAATCGACCGCAAGAAGATGCTCGAGCAGAAGCTAGTCTCCCTCAAGGCCGTCCTGGAGAAAGACCGCGCAGACACGCAAATGCGCCACAACGCGATCCTCGACCAGATCAGCAAGCTGGAAGCGATTGGGTACGAGCAATGACCCCCGGCCTCTACGACTCCCACGACATCCCCATGTCGGTCTACCTCGCTGACCCGTGCCCCACTCCGAGCCTGTCAGCGAGCGCGATAAATGCCCTCCTGCGCAGCCCCGCGCACTGCCACTGGAACCACCCCAAGCTCGGGGGGCACGGCGGCGATGACGCGACGGTCGCGGACACCGGCACGGTGGCCCACGACCTGCTGTGGGGCGGCGAGGGGAAAATCTGCGTCATCGACGCCGACGACTGGCGCAAGAAGGAGGCCAAGGAGCAGCGCGACGAAGCCCGCGCCAACGGCCTGACGCCGATCCTGGCCGTCAAGTACAACACCGTCAAGGTGATGGCGCGCACCGCTGTGGCCTTCATCTCCGAGTCCGACATCAAGGGCGTCATGGAAGCCGGCCAGTCCGAGATGACGATGATCTGGCAGGAGGACGGCCTGTGGTTCCGCGCGCGGCCAGACTGGCTCAACCTGGAGGCGGGCACCATGGTGCACTACAAGACCTCTGTTGCGAGCGTCGAGCCGAACCGCTTCGGTCGATCCATCGTGCCGGCCATGGGGTACGACACTGCGATGGCGTTCTATCGCCGTGGGTGCAAGGCTCTGGGCCTACCGGTCGATCTGCACGTCATGCTGGCCCAGGAGCAGGTGGCGCCCTACGCATGCTCGCTGCTGTCGCTGTCTGAGGCATCCTGGGCTGTTGCCGACGCCAAGGTGGAGCGTGCCATCGCGATCTGGCGCAAGGCTCTCGCGACAGACACGTGGCCGGCGTACTCGACGCGCATCCATGACGTGGAGCCGACACCGTGGGCGATTGCGGAGGTTGAGGCGGCGATGGGGGATGAGCAATGACGATCGCCATCGTATTTTTCGCCTGGGTGATCCTCAATTGGGTCTCATCGGAGGACGTATGACCTTCCAATTCAAACCCGCCGTCCGCCGCGACGTGAACCTGCTGATCGGCCTGGCTGGCGGCACGGGTAGCGGCAAGACCTTCACCGCCCTGCGCCTCGCAACCGGCCTGGCTGGCGGCCAGAAATTCGCCCTGATCGACACCGAAGCCGGCCGCGCAAACCACTACGCCGACCAGTTCGCTTTCGACCATGGCGACCTACGCGCGCCGTTCACCCCTGACGCCTACACCGAGGCCATCCTGTCCGCCGATGCGGCTGGATACCCCGTCATCGTGGTTGACTCGATGAGCCACGAATGGGCGGGCGATGGCGGCATTCTCGACTGGCAGGAGGCCGAGCTTGACCGCATGGCTGGCGACAACTGGCAAAAGCGCGAGGCGTGCAAGATGGCCGCTTGGATCAAGCCCAAGCTGTCGCACAAGCACATGATGCAGAAGCTCCTGCAGGTACGCGCCCACCTGATCCTGTGCTTCCGTGCGGAGCCCAAGGTGGACATCGCCAAGGACGACCGCGGCAAGACCATCATCATCCCCAAGCAGAGCCTCACCGGCCTCGATGGATGGATACCCGTCACCGAGAAGAACCTGCCCTTCGAGCTGACCGTCTCGTTCCTCTTCACAGCCGACCATCCGGGCGTCCCCAAGCCCATCAAGCTCCAGGAGCAGCACAAGCCGCTGTTCCCCCTCAATCAGCCCATCACCGAGGAGTCTGGCCGGCTCATCGCCGCGTGGGCAAAGGGTGGCGTGCCACCCGCACCACCGGCCAAGAAGGAGTTCAACCTTGCAGACGCTCTCAAATCTCTGGAGCCGTTTGGTGCAGACCTGGAGACGGTCACCAAGTATCTCGGACACGCTCCTACCGCAAGTGACCGCAAGAAGCTGGGTGACCTCTATAGACAGCTCCACGCCGCTGCAATGCATCCAGATCCATCCGGATCGCCGGGGGCTGAGGGCGGAGTGGGTTCCGATGACGCAGCGGGTCAGGGCGGGTAGTGACCACCCTCCACATCCTGACGCCTAGGGGTGAGCCGGTCGATATGCCGGCTCTTCTCCCGTTCTATCGATTCATCGTCGCTGAGCCGGTCAGGATTGGCAAGGCTGGCCGTCTTGTCGATGGCTATTGGCTCAGGGCGCGCCACAAGCACTGGCGCGAATCCCTGGGCCTCATGCAGCGCCTAGGTTGCGTTGAATGGGGGCAGACGACTCAGTATGAGTGGAACCTAGCTCAAAGGTCACGGACTCCCGAACAGACTCGCGCAGCACCTTTATTCGGGTTGCCGATACCTGGTACACCTGGTTCAGTTCCTGAAGAAGACTGGCCCCCTCAGAACCGCGACTATCCGGACGTGCTCCCGCCTGGAGGAGAGCGACGGAAGCCTTGAGCTTGATGTCGGCCATGGCGGCGTTCTCGGGGTCGACCTGGGACAACTCGTGGATCGACTCCAGCGCGTCGAGACGCATGCCGCCGATCAGGGACTCGAATTCGTCGGCAAACTCCTGAGCCGTCAGCGCGTCGAACTGGTCATCCGCCTTGACCTTCTCGATGGCGTTCCATGCCGCCCTGAGTGACGGGATCGACCGGACGTACTGCTGGAGTTTGAAGGGACGAATCCGAAGGTGCCGAGACGCCAGGATCAGGTCGCCCTTGCACTCCACGAGGATCTTGCGCACGCCGCTCTCGTTCATGCTGTCGAAGTTCATTTTCTCTACTCCATTGACTCTCGGGAGACCAGCCGATGCCAGACCTCATGCCTCAAGTCCTTTTGCATACCCCATCGCCTGCAGCTGGGGCAGTTGCTTCACCATGCGCCCCCTGCCTATGTCTGTGCGGTAGAAAGGCGAGTTCGGGATTTTCACCTTCTTCAGAGCCGAGTACGCAGACCTCCTTGCTCCGGAGATTGTCTTGCCCGTTCCAGTGCACACCAGCACGTAGTCTCCCGACGTGACCCAGTGCGGCATCTCCACCACCTTGCCGTCGATCTCGACCGGTGCCTCGCCCATCATGATCTCTGAGGGGTGGATGTGCTCCAGGTCATCCGCGGCCCCGTACACAGGGATGCCGCACACCTCTTTGTTAGTGAGCTTCGAATATGGGAAGTCGGGGATCGCCATGACGACAGAGATACCGACCTCTCCCTCCTCAAACTCGATGGTGTCGCGACCATGAAGAAGATCAAGCATCCACTGAACAGGGTCGCCGCGCATCTGAGATATGACGTTGTGGCGAAGCGGCCATCCGTCGCGCATCGTCCACTCCATGGGCCACGGGTGGCCCTTGTCATCGATGATGCAGTTGTTGTCGATGTAGCCGACATATCCGATCTTCTTCAGGTATGGCTCGATGGGGTAAAGCACCTGATCGGCCAGCTTGCTCTTGAGCACCGGCCTGGTCAGCGTTCCCATCTCCCCGGTGGCAACCCCAAGGTCACCATTCATGAGCTTCTTGTTCTCCCAATTCTCGTAGAGCCACTTGCTCCAGCCGCCGGGGCCGTACCAGCCCCCGACCGCCATCTCTATGCCGACCTTCTTCTCCTGGAGGATGAAGCCCTCGGCCTTCGCGGCTTTACGGAGGTCTTCGCGGCCCTTCCAGCGCTGGAGCATGTGAACCATGTCACCAGCGTTATGGGCCACGTAGCTGAGCGCCTTGTTGGCATCGCCGCTGGGCTTGGACACGAGCATCTCGGGATGCTTTTTGACGTGAGCGATGGCAGCGTCATAGTCGTGAAACGCGATGGACTGCATGATCTCAATTCCATGCTGAGCCATTAGCTTTTGGCCGTGCTCGCGGTCAAGCTCCATCTTGGCGGCGTCGAGACCGCCACAGAAGACCGGGTATCCGCGCTTGATGAGCGCGTCCATCATGTCCACGTAGTACGTGTTGTCGGGCATGTAGATGAGGTCTGCCCAGTCGAACCACTTGCGCTGCACCTCGTTGAGATCGCGCACCTTGTTGATGATCCCCTCGCCCGACCGGCGCTGCTCACCACCGGGCCGCGGACGGTCGTACCACAGGCATTGATGGCCGTAGTCCTGGGCACGCATCAGCATGTCCAGGCAGTTGGAGGTCGTGTCGATGCAGAGGATGCGGCTCATTGCGAGTCAGGCGGTTTAGGTATCTGATTTTGCTGGAGAATCGCCGCGAGCAGTGCAGGATTGTTGTGGGCGACGGCGAGCGCCTGCTGATAGGTGCTCACGCGCGGGACGGTCTGGGGGATGGCCCAGTTGCGCTGGCCGTAGTCGGAGAGCAGAGCTTTGCGGGCGAGCGGGCGGCCCAGGAGCACGTCTGCGGCCGCTCCGAAGTGTCCTTGCGTTGCCGCCAGACCTGCCGCCCCCATACTCGCCACGCTGTGGTCTGCCGCGCCTCCTGTGCGGGCCGTCGACTGCAGCGCGCGAGGGTACTGGTTGGCCGCCGTGGCGATGGTCTTGGCGTTTCCAGACAGCGGCTTGTCGTTGCCCACCTTCGCCAGCTTGGCCGCATTGATGTTGCCCATCTCGTCGGCTGCGGCCTCGTAGTCGTAGGACTTGGCCACGCGCTGGCGGGCGGACTGGAACCGCCCCACTAGGTCGCTGTTGCCGGTCTTCTCCAGGCCGCGCCCCACGAAGTCCTCGAGCGCGTTGGCCGTCGCCTTCTGAGCCGCGCCCAGCTCGTAGTCGCCCTTACGGTAGCTCTCCGTCGCCTGCGCCCGGAGTGACTTGATCTTGGGCATCGCGTAGCCGGGCGGGTAGTCCGACTGCTGGAGCACCTTGTGCAGATCGGTGAACTCCTTCGGCAGCGTCTTGCCCTCGTGCTGAGCGATGGTCGAGCGCTCCGACCAAATCTTGTCCGCGGCGTTGCGCAGCTGGTCGTCCGTGCGCCAGACGGGATTGCTGCCTTGAGGCCCGGCCGCGCCCCTCATGCCAACGCCCTGCTTGGTGGCCTTGTCCGCGTCGGTGATCTCCTTGACGATCGATCCGTACTCCTCGCGGATGGGCTTGAGGTTGGCCGGCAGGATGGGCGTCCCCTCGGGCAGTCCAAGGTCCTTGGCCGCCAGCTTGGGCAGCGCTGCCTCGTTCATCGCCGACGCCTGGTGCTCGGTCGCCGTCTTGCCGCCGATCCAGCCCAGCACCTTGGCAACAGGCGACGTCGTGCCGGTCATCTGGGGCGGCACCTTGATGCCAGAGTCGACTGCCTGCTTGGGGATGGTGACCTGTGGGGAGTCGGGGGCGAACTTGGGAGGCGTTGCGATGCCCCCCTCGTTGGCCTTGGCCGCTTTGACGCCGAGGAATCCCGGCGCTTGGTTGATCGCCTCATGCACACCCGCGCCGACCATCTGGCGCGCGGTGCCCGGTTCTCCGTAGTTGATCGCCTTCTCTGCGCCGGAACCGACCGCATCGACACCCTTGCCGATGAGCGACAGCGGGTTGTACTGAGCGATGGCCTTTCCGGCTGGCCCGGAGGGTTGGTAGGTCAGAGCGCTGCGCACGGAGTCGCGGAATCCCTGAGCATTCCCCTCGGGCTTGTCCCGGAGCGCATCCCGAGCCATCGCCGCCCCGCCCATGACGTCGGACACAGGCTTGGCGATCATCCCGCTCGCCATGTTCAGCCCAGCCTCTCCGACCGGCCCCAGGATGGCGCTGATCACGCTCTTTAGCGCGGACGGCTTGGCGTCGTTCTCGGCCTCCTGCTTGGCGAGCCAGGAGGTATCGGGCTTGGATGGTGCGGCCGGCTTGGCCCAGTCAGGCACCGAGCCGGCACCGGAGGCAGCAGGCTTGGCCCAGTCGGGGACTTGTTCGCCAGCCATCAGGGATCGATCCCGAAGTGCGCCTTGAACTGCGCCTTCATCTCAGGGTGGGCCTTGACGTAGGCGATATCGTCCGCACTCGGCTTGGGTTGCCCCGGCGCCGTGTTGCGGTTCTTGCGCAACTCTGTCGCCACGTCCTGGGGTGCCTGCCGGCCGCGATCCATTTCCTTGCGCATCACCGCCACCTTGGCCGCGAACGCCTCAGGGCTGTCCGATGCTGCCAGCAACTCGCGCGCGTGCTCCTTGTCGCTGACGGTTGCAGTGCCCTTGGGGTTGATCGACCGAGCGTACTCGTTGACGAACGTGTTGATCGACGTGAGGAATGCGCCCGTAGCCGGATCGTTGGCTTCCGTCTTGCCTGCGATGATGGCCTTGTTGAGGCTGCGCCAGTCACCTCGAGGCACCTTGGAGGCGGCATCCATCATGATGTCCGCGCCGCCCTGTGCCGCGCCTGCTGCGATGGCCGTGTTGGCGCCGGCTGCACCTGCGGTACGCATTCCGGAGGTCTCGAATGCGTTGTCTGCCGCGTAGTTCTTCATGTCGTATTGCGGGTTGATCTTGAGCGCCTTCTCCAGCACCTTCTCCCGCAGACCACCCTTGGTGCTGAGAGACTTCGGATCGACCTTTCCTGCTGCGACGGCCTGGGCCACAAGGTCAACGTCCCCCGGATCGGCGGACCCGCCACCAGAGGCCGCCTTCTGAACGCGAGCCTTGGCCGCCTTCGCCTCGTTGAGATCGATCTGAGACTGACGCAACGGCGCCTTGGCATCCGGTGCGGCGCCCTCCATCCGATCCTCTGCGCGCCCCTTGCGCCCGGCGTCCTGACCCGCGATCTGAGCACGCAGCCCCGCGCTATCCGCCTGTTCCTTGCGCAGCATCAGGTTGAGCTCGGCCAGTTGCTGCTTTCCCTCCTGCGAAAGCATCTCCTTGTGCTGCATCAGCGCGTAGTACAGCGGCATGCCGGTGATGCCCTGCTCCTGCAGCTTGGAGGCCATGTCATGCAGGTTGGGCAGCGCAGACTGGATCGCCGCCGTGACCTGGGGAGGCGGCGGCGGGAGGCCCTGGGATGGGTCTTGCCCTTGGGGTGGCGGCTGGAGGCTCTGAGGGGCCTGCTGGGTCGGTTGCTGGGGCGGTGCCTTGGGTGAGGTGTAGGGCGGCAACTGCGGCGGTTGCTGCTGCTGAGGAGGGGGCCCCATCTGTTGCGGCGGCGGCCCCATCTGCCGGCCCGGCATCTGACCGGGCGGCATCATGGGCGGGCGCTGCTGGGGCGGTATGCCTTGCGGAGGCTGCGGCATTCCCTGCCCTTGAGGGGGCATCGGCTGCGACTGCGCGCCGGGCGGGGGCGGCAATGGTGGCGGGGGCTGAGCGATCGTGTTCGCCCACGCCGACAGACCCTGGTTCTGCTGGTTCTGCTGGTCGATCAGCTGCTGATAGCGAGCTCGCTGAGTGGCCTCGTCAAGGCCCTCGTAGTAGCCAGAGACTGCGCTTCCGTAGAGTGGCATATCAGTCTCCAGACCCGCCGCTGCCGCCGCTCAGGTCGTTGTTCGCGTACTGGCTTCCGTCCGATCCGTAATAGGAGTTCCCGGAGTTGAGCGACGACGGGCTGTTGAACCAGCTGCTCAAACTAGACCACGGCGTCTGGCCGCTGGAGTTGGCAGTGTTGAGTCCGCCTACCGCGTTGCCCAATCCCTTCAACGCTCCGGCCTGCTGCTGGGCCGCGAACTGGTTGCCGGCGAGGGTGTTGCTGTAGGCGTTCGCGCCGGCCCCGCTGCCGTAGTTCATGTAAGGGATAGCCTGGTTTTGCTGCTGCTGATACGGCGACATGGCCGTGGCCAGACCGGATGCATAGGCTGAGGCGTTGGCGCCAGGCTGAGCCGCGGCGTACTGCTGCGCGGTGAGCGGGATCTGGCTCGCCTGCCCCTGATCCTGAAGTCCTTGCTGGCTCAGCGCGGCCAAACCCTGAGCGCCCTGTGTTTGGCGCTGCAGCTGCTGGTTCTGCCAATCGATGTTGAAATTCTCGTTCGCCTGCTGCGCCATCCCCGCGCCCGCGCCCGACTGCCCCAGCCCGTACTGGCTGGAGATCGCGTTGGCCTGATCCCCGACCTGCTGCTGCGTTCGGTTGTACAGAGCCTGCTGCGGGTCGAACGCCGTCTGATACAGCTGCTGACCAGCCTGCTGCAGCTGCTGACCAGCCGCCCCATAGGATTGCCCCAACTGCTGTTGCTGCTGTACGTACGGCTGGTAGTTGATCGCGTTGGCTTGCTGCAGGGACTGGTACAGCCCCTGGTCGGAGATGTTGTTCAGGCCTCCGTTGGCGTTGAGTTGAGACTGATCGGTGGACTGGTTGCCCTGCCACCCCGCGTCCGCCCCACTCAGGCCGGTCGGCGTGTACATGGTGTTGCCGGCTCCACCTGTGGTGCCAGTCTTTCCGCCACCCGAGGTCGAGTTGGCGGCTCCGTAAAGTGACGCGGCAGCGCCTATCCAGGCCGCCGGCACCTAAACCACCCACACCATGGTATAATCTGACATTTTAGGAACTCCTATGGATGAAGTCTGGTTGCCGATTGGCGGATACGAAGGTCTTTACTCGGTCAGCAACCTGGGCCGAATAAGGAGTGAGGCCAGAACCTGCAAGGCCGGTTTCAACAAGATCAGGAAGGTTAAGGAGCGCATCATGGCGCTCCCCGTATGCCACAGTGATCACGGGTACAGACAGGTTAGGCTGAATCGAGACAACGGAGGTAGGACATTCCTTGTCCACCTCTTGGTGATCCGAACGTTCGTCGGCGAACCACCCGAGGGAATGGAATGCGCCCACCTCGATGGAGACAGAACCAACCCCGCATTGTCCAACCTTGAGTGGAAGACTCACGTCGAAAATGAAAGGGACAAGAGGCTTCACGGGACATTCCTTAGCGGTGAAAAATGCCCCTGGTCGAAGCTGACTGACGAACAGGTCGCAGCCATACGTGCCGACAAAAGGCGGCAATGGCTGATCGCTGAATCGTACGGAATGTCTCAATGCCAAATCTCCAGGATCATTGGCCGGAAGCGCCGTGTAACGCAACCTGTTGCGCATCGAACGACCACCCCTCAGGACTCCACGGCACGCGCCGACCCCGATCCAGCCGGATGCACACCGTCATGACGATGTGGTCATCATGACCCTCGTTGACGACGTTGTGCGACACGTCATTTCTGAACCAGTGCACATCGCCAGCCTTCTGAACCAGCCTCTCCTGGTCATAGCAAAACGCCGCCTGTGGGTTGCTCTTGAGGCAGATGTTGAACTTGTCGTAGAACTCGGGATGCCATCCCCTGTCCACGTGGCCGTAGATCGTCTTGCCGGGCAGCAGTCGATAGATGAACACGCCCCCCAGCATCTCGCCTTGCACCATCGACATGAGTCCGAAGATCAGCGATCGGGCCGATGCAAGATGATCGATCGACTCGTACCAGTCGGGGATGTGCGCGTCGGAGAACTGGCTCCAGTCGCCGGTCTCGATGCACGGGCGTTCGTCCTTGTAGCGCAAGAAGATGTCCTGCGACTCCCGGTGCGGCCCCTTGACCGACAGCCTGCATGGGTTGCGATCCCACAGGTCAGGCCGGCGCTGGAGGTTGAGCAGCAGCGGCGTCACGTCCACGCCCTGGGTGATGAGGGTGTAGTTCTTCATGCGATCACCTGGTGGTCGATCTTGTCAGGGTCGGTCAGGCCACCAACGTCCGGCCAAACGCACGCCCACACGATGTCGGTGACCGCCTCGATGCCGTGCACATGGTGAGCGATCAGGTTGACGGTGGCCGGCGCGATCAGCTCGATCACCTTGCCCTGGAAGATCAGGCGCGCGGTGCCAAGCACCAGGATGCCGTTGTGGTTGATCTTGTGCTTGTGCTGACGGATGGCCTTGCCTGCCGGGACGGTGTACACCTTGGCATACCCCTTGTCGGCCCACAGGTGCGCCATGTCTACGCCGTGAGCCTCCAGGTCAGGGACGGGCCTGCCGCGGGGGATCACGGTCTCGGTTGCGGCGAATGAGTCGATCACAGAGATGGCCCTCCGTTAATTGTTTGGTTCATCGAAGACCTATCGTATGATCAAGGAATGAGCAAACACATTGGCGCAAAATTCGGCATGCTTCTTGTTGTCGGAGAGCTTCCTCATCCAACAGCAAAGTACCGCAAGTTTCTTGTGTGTCGCTGCGATTGTGGGGCTGAGGCTCGAGTAGATCAAAGCAGCCTTGTTGGAGGCCGCACGACAAGTTGCGGTTGCAACCGATCCGCAGCAATCCGCAGCTCCAGCACCAAGCATGGGATGAGTGGCACCGCTGTTCACAATGCATGGAGAGCGATGAATCAACGGTGCAACGATCCTGACTTCTCTGGAGCGAAGAACTACAGCGAACGAGGAATCAAGGTTTGTGAACGATGGGAATCGTTTGAGAATTTCTTCGCTGACATGGGGAGTCCTCCCGAAGAGAAGCCAACCCTGGATCGCTATCCGAATGTTGATGGGGACTATTGCCCTGAAAATTGCCGATGGGCTTCTCTCAAAGAGCAGGCCAACAACACCAGAAAGAATGTCTTTCTGACGCTTCATGGTCAAACTCTCACCATTCAACAGTGGTCGGAGGAACTCAACATTCCTCACGAGAGGATTCGAGGAAGGCTCAAACTCGGCATGAGCACTGAGCAGTGCCTTCGTGTCGGATACCTTAGAGGCCGTTAGCATACGCATAGCATCTCTGGTAGTTGTCCCTGAGCTGATCGGCCTCGTACATCAAGGTAGCCAGAGATCGTTGAAGCGCGTCTGGAAGCTGTACGACGGAACTGGCGGGAGCGTCGGCCGCGGGGGCGGCGCTGGGCACGGCACCGCAACTGCCAGACCGACGTCCGGCGCTGGATGCGACTGCGTAGCGCAGGCTCCGAGTAGCGAGCTGAGCGCGCAAAGCGCTAGTCTCTTGCTGGTGGGCTGCATAGTCCTTCTCCTGCTGGTCGTGAAGACGTTGGTTGCTCTTGGCGACGGCGTCTGCCTGAGCTTGAGCGGTGATGATGAGTTGCAGCGCGTCGTGCTTTTGCTTGTCCAGGGCCGACTGCCACCGGGCTCGGTCGGCGTCCCACGCCACCCGGGTCGCCTCGACGCCGGCCACGTAGCGGGTGTGCCCGTAGTACAGGCCGCCCGTGACGATGCCGATGGACAGGCACAGGAAGCCGATGATTCGGATGTACAGGCCGTCAAGCATTGGGGATCTCCTCAGCCGGCGCCGCGTCCATCTTCAGGCACGTCTCACGCTCGAGCATCCTTCTTTTCGTCAGTCCCG